TATTGATGAAAGTTGCAATAATCACGGACCAACATTTTGGTGCTCGTAAAAACTCCAAACTGTTTCACGATTATTTTCTAAAGTTCTACGAAGAAGTATTCTTTCCAACTCTAGAGAAAGAAGGTATCACCACGATTATTGACATGGGTGATACGTTTGATAATAGAACGGGTATCAACTTTGCTGCTCTTGCATGGGCAAAAGATAATTATTACGATAGACTCCATAAGATGGGGATCAAAGTTCATACCATCGTCGGTAATCATACAGCATATTATAAAAATACTAACAGTATTAACGCAGTCGATCTACTACTGCGTGAATACGATAATGTAGAAATTTATTCCGAACCCACAGAGATTAAAGTTGATAATCTCAATATTCTTTTGATACCATGGATTAATCAGGAAAATGAAGCAGACACTCTTAAGATTATTGAAAAGACAGATTGCAAGTGCGCGATGGGGCACCTTGAACTCCAAGGATTTAGAGTTAATCGACAGATCGTCATGGAGCATGGTATGGAGTGCTCAGTATTTGAGAAGTTCAGTCATGTCTTCTCCGGTCACTATCACACTAGATCGACAGATGGGAAAATCTCGTACCTAGGTAATCCATATGAGATGTTCTGGAGTGATGTGAATGATGCTCGCGGATTTCATATCTTTGACACAGAGACTTTAGAAAGAACTCCAGTCAATAATCCACATAGAATGTTCTACAACATTTACTATGAGGACACTCCACATCAAACATTTGATACTAGAGAATACGAAAACAAAATTGTAAAAGTTGTTGTACGTAAGAAGACTGATACTAAAAACTTTGAAAAGTTTGTAGATAAACTTTACTCGTCAGGTATTGCTGAATTGAAGGTTGTTGAAAACTTTGACTTTAGTGGTTGGTATGATAAGGAAGTTGATATGGTTGAATCTGAAGATACGATGTCAATCCTGAATAGATATATTGAAGAAGCAGAAGTCCCTCTTGATAAGTCTTTGATTCAAAAAATCATGAACGAAGTATATCAGGAAGCATGTGAGCTGGTGTAATGTATATCTTAACAATCTATGGAAAAGAGACGGAAGGTGCATATTCTGTAGCAGATGATGAAGGAGATCAAATTCTTTATCTGTTTGAAGAGGAAGACGATGCGATGAGATATGCTATGATGTTGGAGGACGACGGAAGTCCTGACATGCATGTGATTGAAGTAGAAGATGAGATAATGATCAAAACCTGTGAGATGCATGACTATAAGTATGCAGTAATCACAAAGAACGACCTTGTAATTCCTCCAGACGCTAGTCATGATTTTGTTTGAAAAGATTCGTTGGAAAAATTTTCTGTCAACGGGTAATCAATTTACTGAATTTGCACTCAACGAAAACTCTACCAATCTGATTATTGGCACAAACGGTGCAGGTAAGTCAACTGTATTGGATGCTTTGACATTCTCTCTGTTTGGTAAACCTTTTCGTAAGATCAATAAACCTCAACTAATCAACTCTGTGAATGAGAAGGATTGTAAGGTAGAGGTTGAGTTTACGATTGGTGATACAAATTGGAAAGTGGTTCGTGGAATCAAACCTGCTGTGTTTGAGATCCATAGGAACGGTTCTGTGATGGATCAGTTTGCTGCTGCTTTGGATCAACAGAAATGGTTGGAACAAAATGTTCTGAAGATGAACTATAAGTCATTCACTCAGATTGTGATTCTTGGTAGTAGCACTTTTGTTCCTTTCATGCAACTCCCTGCAAATAGCAGGAGAGAGGTGATTGAGGACCTGCTTGATATCAAAATCTTTTCCTCCATGAATGGTATTCTGAAAGATAAGATTCGGATGGTGAAGGAAGATATCAAAGTTCTTGATCTTAAGAAAGAGTCTCTGAACGATAAAGTTCAAATGCAGGAGAACTTTATTGAAGAGTTGGAGGATCGTGGTAAGCAAAATATCAAAGACAAAGAACGTAAAATTCTTGGTCTCTTAAATGAAGAAAAGGATTTGATGAATGCTTGTGACGGAATGAATGAGGAACTTCAAAGTCTCAACAAAAATCTTCAAAATCATTCAGGTGCTACGGATAAACTTCGCAAACTTGGAAACTTGAAGGGTAAGATTTCTCAGAAAGTATCTACCATTACTAAAGAGCATAAATTCTTTACTGAAAACACGGTTTGCCCCACCTGTAATCAAGAGATTGAAGAGACCCTCAGAATAAATAGAATTAACGACGCTCAAACTAAAGCAAAGGAGTTGCAATCTGGTTATAAAGAACTGGAGGGGGCAATTAAAGAGGAAGAAGAGCGAGAGCGTCAATTCACTACTCTATCAAAGGAGATCTCAAACCTCAATAATGACGTTTCTCAAAACAATATTAAGATCGCTGGATGTCAACGACAAGTCAGAGATCTGGAATCGGAAATTCAAAGAATTACCGAGCAACTTGCAAACAGAAATACTGAGCATGAAAAGTTAGAGACCTTCAAGGACAACCTTAAAACTACATACGACGAGTTATCTTCAAAGAAGGACACTATTTGCTATTACGATTTTTCGTATAGTTTACTTAAAGACGGTGGAGTAAAATCTAAAATCATTAAGAAGTATCTGCCCTTGATTAATCAGCAGGTGAACCGTTATCTACAGATGATGGACTTCTATATTAACTTCACGCTTGATGAAGAGTTTAGCGAAACCGTCCAGTCCCCAATTCATGAAGATTTTTCTTATGCTTCTTTCAGCGAGGGAGAGAAGATGAGAATCGACTTAGCACTCTTGTTTACCTGGAGAGAGGTGGCAAGGATGAAGAACTCTGTCAATACAAATCTACTTATCATGGATGAGGTGTTTGACAGTTCTCTTGATGGATTTGGAACAGAGGAGTTCATCAAGATTATTAAATACGTTGTGAAAGATGCAAACATCTTTATCATCTCTCACAAGACTGGTCTAGAGGACCGATTTGATAACGTTATGAGATTTGAAAAAGTTAAAGGATTCAGCAGGATGGTATCATGAGAGTTTTAGTTACAGGTCATAATGGGTTTATTGGTCGCAACGTTTACTTAGATTGGCAACAGACCCTGGGTGTCAACAACGTTGATGGTATTGATTATCCTGATGATATCGGAGACTTTGATGGTGGTGATTACGATCTCGTTATTCACCTTGCAGCATATGCTGACATTAGAGAGAGTTTGAAAGAACCACAACTCTATTATGAAAATAATGTGGTCAAGGCAAAGAAGTTGTTTGAGTGGTGCAGAAAGACCAATACAAGACTTCTGTATGCTTCCTCAAGTGCAGTAGAAGAGGAATACTGGGAGAACCCATATGCTATGACAAAGTGGATTAATGAGGTCATGGCTCCCCCTAATTCAGTTGGCATGAGATTTACAACGGTCTATGGTCCTGATAGTCGTCCTAATATGATGTATAGGATGCTTGAGGATAAGACAGCAAAGTATGTCACGAACCATAAGCGTGATTGGATTCATGTAAAAGATGTATGTCGTGCTATTCATTACCTGGCATCCTCTAGCATTACTGGTCCTGTTACTATTGGCACGGGTAAATCAGTTTCTGTGAAAGCACTTGCTGATGCCATGGGTATGGGACACCTTCCTGTCGTGGAGGATACGCCTGGAGAGAGAATGGACAATCAAGCAGATATCTCAAGACTTAAGAAGATTGGGTGGTTCCCTACGGTTAATATTTTTGACACAGTATAAAGTTCTGTGTCTAGAATGTAAATTTAACAAAAACTTAATTAAGTTAGCATACGATTACTAAATAATCACAGAATTGGAGATAGCAAGATGCTCTAAACGTCTTCGTTATTTTTTATTGTAATTGGAGAGAGTCATGCACAACATCATCTCACACAATCAACTAGCCGGTTGGAAACAAAGCGTGGACCATCTAGATAGAACCATTACACACGCTAATCAACAATCTGACGCATTAAACGATTATTACAACTGCCTGATTGAGTGTGATGAGAGACAACACATCTGTAAACGAATTTGCAAAGAAGTCTTAGAGTAAACTGTAGACACAAGGAGAACTGTCACTAAGTGCCCCCCGCTTCGGCGGGGGGTTTAGTATTATAAGGGCATCGACAGGACAAGTATGACCGTTCAGCACGAAATCAAATCTCAACTCGCTAAACTCCTTGCAACTGAAGATCTGATCGTGGAGCACAAGCAAGTTCAAACTGCTTGTTTTAACGTTCACACTCGCGTCCTCACGCTTCCCATGTGGGAACGAGCAAGCAACACCGTCTATGACCTTCTGGTGGGTCATGAGGTGGGACACGCTCTCTTTACTCCAGATGAAGACTGGATTAAACGTAAAAGGATTCCTCCTCAATTTGTGAATGTGGTTGAGGATGCTAGAATCGAAAAGATGATGAAGCGTAAGTATGCTGGACTTGCAAAGACCTTCTACCATGGGTACAAAGAATTACACGAAGAGGATTTCTTCGCTCTATCTGATAGCGACATCGCTGATTTTAATCTTGCTGATCGTGCAAATCTTTACTTTAAGATCGGTAATTTTCTAGACCTTTCCTTCACCGAGGAAGAGAGGGTGATCATTCGTATGATTGACGAATGCGATAACTTTGAGGATGTCCTTATTGCTGCAGAGGCACTCTACAAGTTCTGTAAAAAGAAACAGGATGATGATGTAAAGAAACCTGCTAATCAAACTGAGAATCAGCAACCTGCATCTGAGATTGTTGATGAGGATGCTAAGGAAGAAGTTCAGCATGAGTCTGATGATCAGATTGAAGATTCTCAAGAACCTATTTCTACAGGACAGGATACTCAATCCGACGAGAGGGATGATGATCTGCAGGTTGAGACTGCTGAGTCTCTTAGTAATAATTTGAAGGACCTGATTGACGAGAACTCAAGCGAAACTGTTTATCTGGAAGTTCCTAAGGTCAATCTTGATACCGTGATTGCCAGTAATGCTGATGTGCATGATTACATCAACTGGTGGTGGTCTCGTTATGATGAGTTTGAAACTCCTGTCTTTGAAGATTCTGATCAGGAGTTTGTCAAATTCAAACGTAATGCACAGAAAGAGGTAAACTATCTGGTAAAAGAGTTTGAGTGTCGCAAGGCAGCAGACTCATACGCTCGTGCCTCTACTGCTCGTACCGGTGTACTTGATACATCTAATCTGCATACCTACAAGTTCAACGAAGACCTTTTCAAGAAAGTCACAGTTCTTCCTGACGGTAAGAATCATGGTTTGGTGTTTGTCCTTGATTGGTCTGGGTCCATGTCTCAGGTCATGAAGGATACTTGTAAGCAACTATTCAATCTTGTTTGGTTCTGTAAGAAGGTAAGCATTCCTTTTGAGGTTTATGCGTTCACTAATGAGTGGAACCGTCAGTATGTTGACAAGGAAGGTGAGATTGTATTCCCTAAGAATACACCACACTTTGAAAAGAAAGAGGGTTTGCTTGCGGTTGATCATGACTTCTCTCTGATGAACATTCTTTCCAGTAAAGTTTCTGGTAAAGAACTAGAGAAACAAATGATTAGCATCTGGCGTCTTGCATGTTCTTTTGGTCGCTATATGTTGTATGCGTGGCCAGATCGTCTGTCACTCTCTGGCACTCCTCTGAATGAATCTCTTGTTTGCTTGCATCAGATTCTTCCAAAGTTTCAACGTGAAAACAAACTCCAGAAAGTTCAGTGTATTATTCTGACCGATGGTGAAGCAAATTCTCTAGCACAGTACAAAGAAATCAAGCGTTACTGGGAAAAGGACTCTGAACCATACATCGGTCACAAACGTATCGAACCGTGGAGAACATTTCTTCGTGATCGCAAACTTGGCACCACTTATCGGTTTGGATATTCCTACCATGAGTTTACCGATGTGATGCTGCGTAATCTCAAAGACAAGTTTCCTGAAGTGAACTTTATCGGTATGCGTGTTCTTGCATCTCGTGATGTTGGTAGTTTCATGCGTCTCCACAACAATCCTGCTAGTGATGAATATATTCGTCTTCAAAAAGAGTGGAAGAAAGAGAAGAGTTTCTGTATTAAGAACTCTGGATATGATGCATACTTTGGTTTGTCCTCAAACAACTTGTCTCAAGATTCTGAGTTTGAAGTTGATGATGGTGCTACCAAAGCAAAGATCAAATCCGCATTTGTCAAATCTTTGAAGGTTAAAAAACTAAATAAGAAAGTCCTAGGAGAGTTTATTTCTTTGGTAGCATGAGCGACAAACAGTTACCAGATTGGAGAAAAAAGGCACTTGCTGATCCAGAACTATCTGAGTGGCAAGTGGAAGCTCTTATGAACGGACCTCAGACTTTAGCGCAGGCATGGTTTTTAGGAGCGATGAGAATAAAATATAGTGGACAAAATTAAGACTGTCCAAAGGGG